GTATGAGTTTCCAGAGCTACGTCGTTTAGCACTAGATCAATACGAGTATTGGAAGCCTGAATCTGTGATTGTAGAGGCAAAAGCATCAGGTCTACCTCTTACCTACGAGCTTAGAAAAATGGATATACCGGTTATCAACTTTACACCATCAAGAGGAAACGACAAGCACGCTCGTGTAAATGCGGTTGCACCTTTGTTCGAATCTGGTATGATATGGGCGCCGGAGCAGAAATTTGCGGAAGAAGTAATTGAAGAGTGTGCAGCTTTCCCATACGGCGATCATGATGACCTTGTGGATTCAACCACACAAGCTATTATGCGATTCAGGCAGGGCGGTCTGATCGATCACCCAGAAGATTATATCGACGAAAAAGTCGGACAACGTAAAAGGAATTATTACTAATGATTAAAGCAGGTATGACAATTGCTGAAATAATCGGTCAATTGACTAGAGGTTTTATAAAAGTTATGGGTCGTAAACCAGATGGTTTAGAAAAAATTAAAATCAAACAAGAGGCTGGACAAAAATTTACAGACATGAACAAAGTTGTCGATATGGAAGGCAACGTTATTGATGCAACTAAACCTATCGTAGGTGGGTCACAAGAAGCGTCTATTAAAAAAAATATAGCTGAAGCTACTGGGAAGGGAGACTTCAAAGGAATATTTAATCAGGTAATGAGAGATCCAGATATTGCAAAAGAATTTAAAAGAATGAAAGAATTAGAAAAACTTAAAAGAGAAAGAGACTTAACAAAAAAATTAATACCTGACAGAGACGTGATTCCATATCAATCAAAAGAGATACAAAAAATGAGTCCAGCAGATAAACAAAAATATTTAATAACAAACGATAAGCAGACAGCGGAACTTTTAAAAAAAGGTTATACGTTTGATGATATAATATATGCACAAGATAATTATGGACTAACCGCAAAAGAAATTATGCAAGAGGCAGCAGGTGCAACTAAAAAAGATCCTTTTCCATTTGCAGAAGGTGGACGTATTGGTTTTCAAGGTGGTGGTAAGGATGCATCAAAGGATGATTTTGGAGGTGGATTTAATACAGGTCAAGGTGGTGGTGCACAATTTTCAGGATCTGGTGGAGACATTTCTCCAGGAACAGATTTAGGTGGTGGTTTTAGAGGTGCTGGAGGTGGCGGTGGTAAAGGTGATAACCCAATAGTAGAGGGTACAAAAAATGCTGTAAAAAATATTGCAATTAATGAACTTTCAAAAAAATTAGGTTTTGCTAAATTTGCTAATCCCATTGGTCAACTCATGGCCATTAAAGGACTTTACGATAGTATTAAAAACCCAACTGGAACTCCAAATCAATTTGGTTTTGGAGATGACGACGAGGATGAATCAAAAAAAGAAAAAGGTCCTGAAAGCGTTAGTTTAGGTACGGGTTTAGCAGAGCAAGCTAAACAAGCTATTATAGACAGACAAGCACAAATAGAAGAAGCAGCAAAAGCATTAGGTATGGAATACGCAGACGGTGGACGTATTGGTTTAAAAGAAGGCGAAGGTATTATGCAGTTGGCATCTGTAGATAGTCCTTTTTTTTCACCAGAGTATGCAGATGATCATTCATTTGAAATGTTTGGTAAACCATATAAAGAATTAAATGCGGATGAATTAGAACAATTTAAAGAAGAGATGGACAGACTAATGAATAAATTTTCTTCGGCACCAGATCCTATGGATGAGAGAAACTCTATGTTAGAAAATCTTTCAAGACAGTATTTTAACAAACCTTTAAGAAATCTAAGTCCAAAAGAAATAGAATTATTAGAAGAAGCACTTGAAGATCTTACAGGTAAAAAAGACAGAGGTGCCCCATCAATTACATTAGCAGATGGTGGACGTGCAGCTTTTAAAGATGGACTACTTGCAAAAATAAATACTCCGTTTAAAATTGACCGTGGAACTTTACGAAGTATGTTCTTTAATAAAAATAATCCTATAATAACAGGTTTTAATACTTCAGAATTATTTGATCTTGTAACAACTTTGTCTAGTTTACCTGGTTTAGCAGAAGGTGGTCGTATTGGTTATAAAGATGGACCAAAAGATCCAGGTAAAAGAAAATTTATGAAAGCAGCTGTAGGAATTGCATCTATGTTACCATTTGGAATTGGTAAAGGTGTTAAGATGGCAGCGCCTGCTATTACAAAAGCTGCAGAAATTGCAGAACCTGCATTAGCTAAACTTGTTGAAACAGTTATGTCTACAGGAAAATTAATTTCTGTAACAGGTAAAAGAGTAAAAGAAATGGTAACTAAAAAGAAATTAGGAAAAGTAGAAGTCGAAGAAGATATAGCAGATAGCAGTTATATAATTAAAAAAGATGGTAAAGAAATTTACTATAAACCTGGACGAATGGATGAATCAGGTGGTATTGATGATTCAATTATAGAGGTTATTGAAGATACAGTCACTAAAAAAGCAAGTGGTGGTATTGCTAGAATGTTAGGAGAGTAATGAAAGATATAAAAATTATTGAACTAATGGAATTGTTCGATGATGATGAGGTTACGACAGCAGATAAAATAGATAGACCACAATCCGCATTGGACAGAGAAATGTTTGAAAGTGCAAACAAAAGATTTAATCAAGCAGATGGTGGACGAATTGGTTATAGAAAAGCAGGTGATGTAAATCCACCGAAAGTAAATGAGTTAAAGATAGCTGAAAAAAAATACAGTGAAAAATATAATAAAAAAGGAATTGATCTTTGGAAATCTTTAAAACAATTTGAAAGATCTAATATCAGACAAAAACAAACCACAGGTGAAGCAGGAGGAATAGGTAAACTTAAAAAAAATCAAATAGGTAAAGATGATTTTATTAAGTTGGTAAATCAAAACAAAGATAAAACATATAACCAATTCGTAGAAATAATAAAAGATTATAAAACAAAAGATAACAAACCTTTTACTAAAAATATTATTGCAGATAGATTAAGAGCTTATGATTTATCTGGCACTTTTAAAAAAGAACCACCTAAAGGAATAGACCTTACAAAAAAAGCACTAGCAGAAAAAGAAAGAAAACTTAGTTTAAAAGACACAGATCCTACAAAAGCAAAGGGCACATCTAAATTTCAATATCATCATATAAGACAAATAGCAGGAGGGGTGCCTTTGACGACGGATGATGTCGCTATTATTGGTCAAAGAATGAATTCTATAATGAGTAAGTATGATCAAGATTTAAATAGAATATCAAAAGCAATTCAAAAAAATAACAAACTAGCACTAGAGGCAATGAATGCTCAAAAAGAAAGTGATGCGTTGAAGTACATGAGCCGTGTAGATGAGCTTAATGAATCAGCATCAAAAATTGTAAATAGTGCAATTGAAAAATTGCCAGCAAAATTTAAAAATTACATAGGCTTTAATCAATTTACTTTGCCAAGAAATGAATATGGTTTTCCAATAAGTAACGAACCTATGATAATTAAAAAAGTTGGTGGAATGCCAGTGTCAAAAACAGCTGTTCCTTTAACCGATTTAACTTTAGATCAAGAAAAAGTTTTTAAAGAAGCAGTTAAAAAACAAGCAGAAGCTGGTAGAACAGGATCTATAAAACTTTTAAAAAATTTTATAGATCTTGCACCACTTCCTGGACCATTTAAAATTTTAAAAAGACTTGCAGGTGGCGGTATAGCAAAACAAGCAGGTATTCCATCAGGCCCACCACCAGAATCAGGACCAAACTCACAAGGGTTGCCAGGTCTAATAAAACGTGCTAATAACTTATAGGAGTATATATGGCAGATATAGATAAGGGACTCCCGAATACTAGAACTAAACTTGAAGTTCCATCAGATGAGGAATTAAAAGAAATAGAAATTCAGGAACCAGTAGATGAAAAAGGACCAGTTGAAGTAGTACCAGAAGAAGATGGTGGAGCTACAATAGACTTTGAACCAGGTGCAATAAACATACCTGGAACAGAATCACACTTTGATAATTTAGCAGACATATTACCAGACGATGTTTTAGAACCTGTTGGTGCAGACATGGTTCAAAATTTTATGGACTATAAATCATCAAGAAAAGATTGGGAACAATCTTATACATCAGGTTTAGATTTACTTGGTTTTAAATATGAAAATAGAACAGAACCCTTTCAAGGAGCTTCAGGTGCAACACACCCAGTATTAGCAGAAGCAGTCACACAGTTTCAAGCGCAAGCTTACAAAGAATTATTACCTGCAGACGGACCAGTAAGAACACAAGTTATAGGAGTTAAAAACCCTCAAACAGAAATGCAGGCAACTCGTGTAAAAGATTACATGAACTATTTAATTATGGATCAGATGAAAGAGTATGAAGAAGAGTTTGATTCAATGTTATTTCATTTACCACTTGCAGGTTCTACATTTAAAAAAGTTTACTACGATGTACCACTAGGTAGAGTTGTATCTAAATTTGTACCTGCAGATGAATTAGTTGTGCCTTACACAGCAACAAGTTTAGATGATGCAGAAGCTGTCATACACGTTGTTAAAATGTCAGAGAACGAATTAAGAAAACAACAGATCAATGGTTTCTACAGAGATGTTGAGTTAACACCTCCAGGTAACGTAGAAAAAAATGATGTTGAAAAAAAAGAAAGAGAATTAGATGGCACTAAAAAAGTTGGTAAACAAGATACCATGTACACTTTGTTAGAGTGTCATGTTAATTTAGACTTAGAAGGTTTTGAAGATGTTGGTGGAGACAATGAGCCAACAGGAATAAAATTACCCTACATAGTAACTGTAGAAGAAGGTAGCCGATTAGTTCTCTCTATACGGAGAAACTATGCGCCCGATGATCTAAAGAAAAATAAGATCCAATACTTCGTCCATTTTAAATTTCTGCCAGGACTAGGATTTTATGGCTTTGGACTCATTCACAT